AATGTTGCGAAATACATCACTACATTAAGCCACTTAACCTCACCATTTGAGTAGAGATACTTAATTTGGCTTTTGTACTCAGGAACCTTAAGCAGTCTTGGTGATGCGTTGTCAGCAAAAACTATAATCTGGGACAATCAAACCTCTCGCAATCAATCGCTTCTTTACAAGAATCTTAGCTTGCGAATCGTTAATGAGCTGAAGAGGCATTTAACTTCTACTGCAATCGATTGTAGAAAAGCTAAATTCTGCCGTATTATTATGAACATACACTCAACAAAAGAATAATCCTAAACCACATTTCGAGCTGGTGTGCCTGAAATTTTGTTCCAGAATTATTTAATCCCTGTGCGGGCTCCTACCAACACCAGGGTTACCTCATGGATGAGGGCTGTGGGCCTAAGAGTTCAAACTTAAGCAAATATGTATCTGTGTTGCCCTCTCCCAGAGGGCTTTTTTTTATAAAAAAAGACCAGCTCGGACAGAACTGGCCTGGGTCAAGCAGTAATGTAGATAGCAAATCACACTTCGTTCGATGTTATATCAATTCCCTTAGTCTTCAGCTCAAGCTCCGGGTCCCTCCCGGTGAACTCACTCCAGTAAGCAAATTCGCATTCGTCCAGCTTCTACTGGATGCCCCGCCGCTTAGGGGGATTAACTTGAATGACAAAGATGTCGAATCATTTGTGCCATTTAAAAATAGTGTATGGAGTAATTTTTAGTGTGAGTTGCATTGAATTTTTGTGCTTTTAAAAAATGATAACGACTCGGCATTAGATAAAACCTTAATGGAAGAGAAATAGTTTTATATTCTAATGGTTAAGATTTATCTCATCCTTTGTACTACTCTCTGAACACCTTGAAACGATGACCACTTTGGTCTCCCTTCTGAACTGCTGGATTTCATTTCGGAAGGGATATTTTTCAGCTGCAGTTCCCTCGCCACGCTTTGTTATGTGCCAGTACATCTTTCTTCGTCTGGCGGTCCATAACCTCGATGTCGTGATCAGTCAGGTAGATTGGCTTCACCCAGTCACATGCAGTATCAACCACCACCGGGACGCTTCCACGATTCACGCAGCTCGCGATTAACATCGTCATCAGGCATGCGGTTAACACTCTGCTGTACATTACTGGCCTCTTTAATGGCTTCTACCCGGCGTTCTGCTACTGCCTCTTTGGCGGAAGCCTTATCTTCCGTTCGCTGCTGATCGGCTTTGGCTTCTGCTTTGCTGGTGCCGCGTGAATGACCGATACCGAAAGCAGCTGCGATAGCACCAATTACAGCAACCGCGATGGTTATAACTAACTGAACTGTTCCCATATCAACCTCACACTAATGCGATTTTGGCTTTCCCGAAACGAGTCCTACGGTCTTCAAGTCCGTTCGTGCCGCCATTGATAATCTTTGTCACCTGAACCAGGTCGCCGGAATGCTTCAGGCATCCCTTAGTAGCGAAAAACCACGCCGCGCTTCTGGCGGCGTAAACGTCTTCAGCCAGCAACTCTGGCTGCTTAACCAGATCCACCTTCAGGCCGTTGCCACAATCACGATAATTGTTCAGACCCGTAATCTGGATAAGACCGCGACCACGGTATAACCAGCCATCGCCGGGGGCATTGTTCCCCATGCGTTTGCTATATACCAGGTTCGCAATGGCACGCTGACGCTCAATCGGTAGAGTACGCTCTTCAGAACGACGGCCAAGTGAGTTAGCCTGGTCAGCAGTGAGGCGTCCTGCGCGGATGAAGTTAATGAGGCCCGCGATGCGATAGTTGAAACTCTCCACCAGCAATGTGAAACCAGCTGATTCATGCCCTACTTGAGCAATAAACATCGCCTGGTCTACAGGATTGGTGATCTCGAACTCTTTCATCGCGCCAGAGATTGCCTGAAACCAACGCGTAGCTAACTCGGCGCTGATATTAGCCGCCTGTTGAAATTTTTTTAGATTCATAAGAACACTCTGTGCACAACCGCCAGAATTAATAGGTTAAAAAAAGTACAAAAAGGATGCAATAAAATGTGACCTAGATCACAATCCACCTCAAATAATGACCTGCGCCTTTACTGGCTTTAAAGAGTTGAAGTGATGTCGCTTCAGCTCTTTTTTTTAATCCATTATTGGTTTTAGTAATCTTGCCAGATTACCGCGAGCCCAAAGCACGGCGGCGCAAATCAGGACGTTCACCAGTACCACAAACCAGTGTGATTCATGGTACAGGCCGAACAGGTAACGAAAAGGGACGCTGGCGTATACCAGCACAGTGAAATAAGCCATCAGTGATATCAGAGGGCGATGTCTCGCCCCACCGCGCTGGTAGAACATTAGAGCAACGACGATCACACCACTGATAAGAGCATTCGCCACCGCACTCGGATCACTTGTTACCATTGCTGGTCCCTCCTCCGCGTAAGCGAGAAAGAATTCCAAACAGGCTGCCCAAATCCTGACTGTTGACGAACGTCAGCAGCTTAATAGCAATAGCGGCTACGATAACCGCCCCCAGCGCATCAAGTGGCCTGTCGCTATAACCCGTCCATTTGGAGAAGTAAGAGCCAAGCAGAGGCGCGCCGATAACGCCAAAGATGAATGATGTGATGAAGTATCCAACCAGCTTAAGCCGGGTGATGTTTACCGCCGTTGCAACATAAAAAACAGCGCCTGCAAATGCACCAAACACCACTCCGTAATCAATGCCGGTTGCCAGGCCAAACATGCTGGCCCCCATCAGACCACCAGCGGCTACCGTAGTGCCAGAAACAGGATCGGACATTAAGACCCCTCGTATTGCTGTGAGTCCTCTCAGAAATGAGGGGAATAAAAAAAGGCCCGCTTATTCAGC